TGTTGGTGAAAATAGAAAAGTATTTTTTATCCATGGTGGTGTTGACACTGAGGAAAGAGAATTAGTTAGAAAAATTACAGAGGAAGAAACAAATGCAATTATTGTTGCTTCTTATGGCACTTTTAGCACTGGCATCAATATTAAAAATCTTCACAATGTGATCTTCGCATCACCAAGTAAATCCAGAATTAGAAATCTACAATCAATAGGAAGAGTCCTTAGAAAAGGAAAAGAAAAGGTCTCAGCAACACTATATGATATTGCAGATGAAATGTCTCATAATGGTAAAAGAAATTACACTTTAAATCATTTGGTTGAAAGAATTAAAATCTACAATGAAGAAAACTTTGATTATGAAATTATAACCGTAAATTTTAACAAATAATGGAACAAGAATTTTATGCAGCAATAAAGTTAGTCTCTGGAGAAGAAGTCTTTGCTTTGGTATCTCCCTCAGAAGAGGAGGATAGAACTTTGTTGATTATGGATAATCCTGTTATTATCACACCAGTAACAGCAAAGAATGGCATGGTGGTTGGTTACAAAGTAGAACCATGGATGGCATTACCTGAAGATGAAATGTATATCATTGACATTAAAAATGTTATCACAATGAGTGAAATCTATGATGAAGACATTATTAATGTTTATGAAAGATTTAATAGAACTACATCTAAAGTAACTATAGATAGAAAAATGGGTTTCTTATCCAAAGTAGATGATGCTAGAAAGACTCTAGAGAAGGTTTATAGAAATAGCTAGATATTATTTCTCTTGAACCCTGACAGAGTTATCCTACTCATGGTTTGGAAACTTGTCAACTCCTTGTCAACACCTTATAATAATGTTACCATGTGAAAACTTACAAATCTAGTTTATGTTAGCAGTAATGTCTAAAGGTAAGAAAAGATCAGAACACTATGTAAGCAATAAGGACTTTCATCTTGCTCTTCTGGAGCACAAGAAAAGGGTTAATGCTGCCAAGGAAAAGGGTCTACCTAAACCAAGGATCAGCAATTATCTTGGTGAATGTTTTTTGAAAATTGCAACTCATCTATCTTACAAACCAAATTTTGTCAACTACATGTTTAAGGATGACATGATTTGTGATGGCATTGAAAATTGTATCCAATACATAGACAATTTTGATACAGATCGTACTAACCCATTTGCATACTTTACTCAGATTGTGTACTATGCTTTCCTGAGGAGAATTGCAAAGGAGAAAAAGCAACTAGAAATAAAGACAAAGATTATTGAAAAGTCTGGGTTTGATGAAGTATTCTTTGCAGATACATCAGAACTGGGTTATGATTCTGCAGATATGAATAGTATCAAAGACAGTATTAATTATAGATTTTCATGAAGGTTGCAATTATAACTGATACTCATTTTAATTTTAAAAAGGGTAATCAGATATTTCATGACTACTTTGAAAAGTTTTACAATGAGGTGTTCTTTCCAACTCTAGAGAAACTTGGAATTGACACTGTAATTCACTTAGGGGACATCTTTGATAATAGAAGAGCAACAGATTACTGGAGCATTGACTGGACAAAAAGAGTAATCCTAGATCCCCTGCAAAAGTACCAAGTACATCTGGTCCTTGGTAATCATGACATCTTTTACAAAAACACTAACAAACTAAACAGTCCAGAACTTCTGATTGGAAATTATAAAAATATAAAGATCTATTCAGAACCAACAACAGCAGAAGTTTGTGGTAAGGAAGTTCTGTTCATTCCCTGGATAACACCAGAGAGTGAATCTAAGACACTTGCAGCAGTCCAGAACACCTCTGCAAAGGTTGCCATGGGGCATTTAGAGTTGACTGGATTCTATGCTCACAGAGGACATGTTCAAGAGGCAGGTAGAGATAAATCTGCTTTTGATAAGTTCAAGCAAGTTTTCTCTGGACACTATCACACAAGAAGTGATGATGGGAAAATCTATTACCTAGGAAATCCATACCAGTTGTACTGGAATGATTATGGTGATACCAGAGGATTTACAATCTGGGATACTGAGACTGGTAAAATTACTCCAGTCAATAATCCTTTTGAGATGTTTAAAATTTGCAACTATGATGAAGAGAACATAGAAGAAGAGTTGCAACCTTACAGTGGATGCATAGTCAAACTAGTTGTAAAGAATAAAACAAATCAAAAGAAGTTTGACAAATTCTTAGACTCTCTTATAAAGATCCAACCCTATGAGTTAAAGATCATTGAGAGTGTAAAAATAAATGAAGAGTTTGACTCTGATGAGATGGTTGAGAAAGAGGATACTTTATCTCTCCTCAAAAGGTATGTTGATGAATCTGAAATTGGATTAAATAAACATAGGATTAAAGAATTGATACAATCAATCTACCAAGAGTCATTTCAGATGTAATATGTACATACTAACTGTCGCCAATGAAGATCAAGAGGGCGCATATGCTGTAGAGAATAGGAATGGTGAAAAAGTCCTCTTTATGTTTGAGCATGAAGATGATGCCCAAAGATATCTTTGCATGTTAGAAGAATTGGACTATCCTGAAATGGAAGTCACAGAGGTTAATCCTCAAGTTGCCATAATGGCATGTGATCATTTAGATTACAACTATGCTATAATTACCCCAGATGATATTGTAATTCCTCCAGATTATGATCAAGTTTCAGAACCTAAAATATAAAAACTTCCTCTCTTCTGGTAACTATTGGACAGAAATTAATTTAGACAAAACCAATTCAACACTGATTGTTGGTCATAATGGAGCAGGTAAGAGTACCATTTTGGATGCTCTTACCTTTGTTTTGTTTAATAAACCTTTTAGGAAAATTAATAAGAACCAACTAATCAATAGTGTCAATGAAAAGGATTGTCTAGTTGAAATTTACTTTACAGTATCAGGCAAACCATACAGGATTAGGAGAGGAATCAAACCAACAGTCTTTGAGATATACAGAGAAGATACACTTCTAGATCAAGATTCATCATCAAATGATCAACAGAAGTGGTTAGAGCAATCTCTTCTGAAGTTGAACTACAAATCATTTACCCAAATAGTGATTCTTGGATCAACAAACTTTGTACCATTCATGCAACTATCATCTCAACACAGGAGAGAGGTTGTAGAGGACCTGCTAGACATCAAAGTATTCTCTTCCATGAATGATGTTGCCAAAGTCAAAATCAAGGGTCTCAAGGATGAAATAAGAGAGTCTGGATATAAGAAAGAAAATACAGAAGACAAAATAGAATCACAGCAAGATTTAATTGAGAAAATTAAGAAAAGGCAGACTGAGGATATTGAGTCTAGACAATCTAAGATTGAATCAATCAATACAGAAATTGACTCTATAGTGGAAGATAATGAATCTGTACAATTGCAGATAGAATCTAAAACTAAAGAACTGGAAGACCTTTCCTTCTCAGAAAATCTTCTCAAGAAATTAGAAAACCTCAATATCAAAATAGGACAAAAACTATTAAACCTAGCAGAAGATCATAAGTTCTTCAAAGACAATAGGGTTTGCCCTACCTGCACTCAAAATATTGAGGAAGAATTTCGATTAAATAAAATTGTAGACATTGAGGAAAAGTCAAAAGAAGTACAACAAGGTCAACAAGAACTATCACAGTCTATTGAGGTTGAACGAAAAAAACAAAATGACTTTTTGCAAATTAGTAGAGAGGTAACTCAATTATCAAATGAGATTAATCTTAACAACGTTAAAGTTTCTGGGCTCAGGAAACAAATCAAAGATTTTGAATCTGAAATTCAAAAACTTACCACCAGAAATCAAGACACAGATACTGAGTATGACAAGTTAGCTTCCCTACAACAATCTCTAGAATCTATTCTAGAGGAAATATCAAACAAAAAAGAAGAACTACAAAACTACGAGTTCATTAGCTTATTGCTAAAAGATGATGGGGCAAAGTCTAAGATTATCAAAAAGTACTTACCAGTAATCAATAAAAATTTAAACAAGTATCTAGAGATCTTAGACTTCCCTGTTAATTTTACTTTGGATGAAGAGTTTAATGAGAAAGCTTTAAACCCAATCTATGAAGACTTCTCATACTCTTCATTCTCAGAAGGTGAGAAAATGAGAATTGACCTAGCACTTCTGTTCACTTGGAGAGAGGTTGCAAAGATCAAAAACTCAATCAACACAAACTTACTCATACTTGATGAGGTCTTTGACAGTTCACTTGATGAAGCAGGAACAGATTATTTTACAAAGATCATTAAGTTTGTAGTAAAGGATTCAAACACATTTGTCATCTCCCACAAAGTTGATGATTTGTTGGAGAAGTTTGATCAGACAATTAAGTTTGAAAAGAGAAAGGGATT